ACTATTATCTCAACTGAAGTGTTGAGAGACCCAACTTCGTTTGGTGACATAGTTCGTGGATTGCACGTATACGGAGCAAAGGTCCTTAGACCAGAAGCTTTAGTTGGTGCTTTTTACACAGTAGACTAACAATAATTGGGGGAGTCTTCGGACTCCTCCTTTTAATATATAAAAGAGGTAAATATGTACGGAGATAAAAAAAAGAAAAAAATGATGGGTGGCGGTTACATGGATAGAAAAGAAATGATGTACGGTGGCTCATCTAAAAGAATGAAAAAAGCTCATGGTGGTGGAGTTCATTACTATGACTCTATACAAGATAAAGAAAGAAAGTGTAATGCTGCAGTAGGTATGAACACTATGAAAAGTTCTACAGATAAATAATGCAAGTAGAAGCACCAAAAGGTTATCACTGGATGAAGTCTGGAAAAGGCTATAAACTTATGAAAGACCCTAAAGGTGGTTATAAACCTCACAAAGGAGCTAGTAAAAAAGCTAGTTTTGAAATACAAAAAGTTCATAAAAAATAATGGCAACTACATATTTAGATTTAACCAATGAAATACTTAGGGAACTAAACGAAGTTCCTTTAACTTCTACAAATTTTGCAAGTGCTGTAGGGTTTCAACAGTTTGTCAAAGATTCTATAAACAAAGCTATCTTTGATGTAGCAAATGAAGAGCCACAGCTACCCTTCTTTTCTGCAGGATTAAGTGGAGCAACAGACCCATTTTATGGTAATACAACTGTTGCGACAGTAGCTGGACAAAGATGGTATACATTAAAAGCTGATAGTTCTAGTATAACTACAGACTTTGCATCTATTGATTGGGATGATTTTTATATTACTACAATTAATGTTTCTGGTGAGTCAGCTCCGTTTGTTTCTAATGGATTAAAACATATTAACCTTGAAGAGTGGCGAAGATTTTTAAGAGACCCAGAAAATTCAGATGATGCAAATACACAAGCTTATGGTGAGCCTAAATATGTATTTAAATCTCCAGATAGTAGAAAGTTTGGGTTAAGTCCAATACCAGACAAAGTTTATAATGTACACTTTTATGCATTTAATAGACCAACAGCATTAAGTGCTTTTGGTGACGAAATAGTTTTTCCAGAACAATACAGTAATGTGATTACAGCTAGAGTTAGATACTATGTGTGGCAATTTAAAGAAAGTCCACAACAAGCTGCATTTGCCTTAGAAGATTATAAAAAATCATTAAAACACATGAAGTCAAGTTTAATTAATCCTACCCCAAGAACTATGGTAGATGACAGACTTTATTATTAATTTATGGCACGTTCACAACCATATACAGTAGCATGTTCAGGAGGTTTAGTTACCGCATCAAATGCCATTGATTTACTTAAAACTCCCGGTGTAGCAACTGAGTTAAAAAACTTTGAAGTTTCTACTAAAGGTGGTTATAGACGTATTAATGGCTTTACAAAATTTGGTGGTGGTAGTGCAGTACAACCTACTGGAGGTACAGCAACTATTTTAGGTGCAATACCCTATGCAGATGGTGTAGTTGTTTGTGCAGGTACAAGTATTTATTTTAGTCAAACTGGTACAAGTTGGATGGAAATAAATAGAAGTAGTGTTTCTTCTAGTGGTGTAGCTAAAACAGCATTTGAACTTCTTTCAGTTTTAACTAGAACTAATCAAGCACAATGTCAGTTTGCTTTATTTGAAAGTGCTACATCAGATTATGGAACATTAATTATTGCTGATGGAGTTAATAAACCTTATGCATTTAGAATGGAAGGTACAGGTGCATTAAATACAAGAACATTTTTTGGTGAAGAAATTACTGTTACAGGCACAAAAGGAGTTGAATATATAACAGTACATGATAAACATTTAATAGCTGCTGGAGTTGAAGATAATTTAAATACTATATTTTATAGCGGTACTTTAGACCCAACAGATTTTACTAGCACTGGTTCTGGTTCGATTGCTTTAGAAGACCAAGTAAAAGGTATTAAAAGTTTCCGTAATGAATTATTTATATTTTGTGAAAACTCAATATTTAAACTACAGAATATAAATAATTCTAGTTCGATAGCTGTAGTTCCAGTAACTAAAAACGTAGGTTGTTTAAGTGGTCATAGTATTCAAGAGATTGGTGGTGACTTAATATTTTTAGCACCAGATGGATTAAGAACAGTAGCTGGTACAGCAAGAATTGGAGATGTAGAGTTAGGAACAGTCAGTAGTAATATACAAAATATTCTTAGTGATTTAGCAGAAAGCATAAATATATTTACAATTAATAGCGTAGTGTTAAGAGAAAAATCACAATACAGATTATTTTATACAAATACTGGAGCTTCAGATGCTACACAAAGAGGAATTATAGGAACACTAAGACCTAATGGTTTTGAGTGGTCTGAAACTAGAGGATTAGAAGTTACTGCTATTGGTTCTGGTTTTGATAATAATGGAGTTGAACAATATTATCATGGCGATACTAATGGCAATGTTTACTTACATGACAACGGTAATGATTTTAACGGCACTGCTATTTTAGCAAGATATACCACACCAGACTATGATTATGGTGATTTAGGAACTTTAAAAACTTTACACTTTCTTAGAGTTTCTATGGCAACAGAAGGTATTGCAGAACCTGATGTACAAATTAAATTTGACTTTAATAGTTCAGATATTCAACAACCACCAGATTTATTTGATTTAGGAGTTATAAATCCACCGTCATTATTTGGCGATGCAGTATTTAATACAAATAAATTTGCTGGACAAAATAATCCAATGATAAGAGTACCTTTACAAGGTAGTGGTACAAGTAATAATTTTACAGTAATAAGTAATGATACAAAACCAAGTTATACAGTTAACGGACTTTATGTAGACTTTATACCTTCAGGTAGGAGATAATTATGGCACAAACATATACAAGACAAAGCTCATTTGCAGATGGAGATACTATAACTGCTGCTTTGTTTAATGATGAATATAACCAGTTAGTAAATGCTTTTGCATACTCTTCAAGTAGTTCAAGTTCTACTGGACACCGACACGATGGTAGTGCTGCTCAAGGTGGTAATATATTTAAAATTGGTGATTTAGACTTTTTAAATAAAATAGAAGCTGATAGTTCTAATAATAGATGGGGATTTTATGTAGAAGTATCTGCTGCTGCTGTAGAACAAATTAGAATACAAGATGGTGCTATTGTTCCTGTTACAGATAATGATATAGATTTAGGAACAAGCTCTTTAGAATTTAAAGATGCATTTTTTGATGGCACTATAACTACAGATGCTTTAGTAGCTGACACTGCAGATATAAATGGTGGAACAGTTGATGGTGCAACTATTGGAGCTAACTCAGCCTCTACTGGTGCATTTACTTCTGTAACTACTACAGGTAATGTTGATGTCGGAGGTAATTTAACAGTTACAGGTACTACTACATTTAATGGTGGTACATTAACATTAGGTGATGCTAATACAGATAATATTGTATTTGGTGGTGAAGTAGATTCAAACATTATTCCAGATGATGATAATACATACGACTTAGGAAGTTCTTCACAAGAATGGAAAGACTTATACGTTGATGGTGTAGCTTATTTAGATGGTATTAATTTTAATGGTACAGCAATTACTTCAACTGCTGCTGAACTTAATATTCTTGATGGGGTAACAAGTACTGCTGCAGAACTTAATATTTTAGATGGAGTTACAAGTACAACTGCTGAACTTAACATTTTAGATGGAGTTACATCTACAACAGCCGAACTAAATATATTAGACGGAGTTACTGCAACTGCAGCAGAATTAAATATACTAGATGGAGTTACCAGTACTACTGCTGAATTAAATATACTAGACGGAGTTACAGCTACTGCAGCAGAAATAAATGCTCTTGATGGCATTACTTCAACAGTTGCAGAGTTAAATATTTTAGATGGTGTTACAGCAAGTGCTGCAGACATTAATCTGATAGATGGAATTACTAACGGAACAGTAATAGCAAGTAAAGCTATTATAACAGATGCAAACAAAGATATAACTGGTGGTCGTAATATAACTATTAGTGGCGAATTAGATGCAGCTACACTTGACATATCAGGTGATGCAGACATAGACGGAACATTAGAAGCCGATGCAATTACTATTGGTGGAGTTACTTTAGCAGAAACAATTAGTGATACTGTTGGAGCAATGGTAACAAGTAATACCGAAACTGGCATTGCTGTTACTTATGATGACAGTGACAATACTTTAGACTTTGTAATTGGCACACTTAATCAAGATACTACAGGTAATGCAGCTACAGCTACAGCATTAGAAACAGCTAGAACAATACACGGAGTTTCTTTTGATGGTACAGCTAACATAGACCTTTCTGAAGTAATTCAAGATACTGTAGGAGCTATGGTATCTTCTAATACTGAGTCAGGTATTACAGTAGCTTATGAAGACTCAGACGGTACTTTAGACTTTACAGTTGGTACATTAAATCAAGATACAACTGGTAATGCTGCTACAGCTACTGCTCTTGAAACTGCGAGAACTATTCATGGTGTAAGTTTTGATGGTACGGCAAATATAGATTTAACCGAAGTTGTTCAAGATACAGTAGGAGCTATGTTTAGTTCAAATACTGAAACAGGTATTACTGCAACATATCAAGATAGTGATGGTACTATTGATTTAACAGTAACAGGTGCAGCAGTTACTAATATTACTGATGCTGATGGCGATACTAAAGTTCAAGTAGAAGAAAGTTCTGACGAAGATACAATACGTTTTGATACTGCTGGTACTGAACGTATGGTAATTACTTCTGGAGGAGATATAGCTATTAATAGTCCAACTGCAGACCCGTTAGGTTTGACTTTTACAGGAACAGGTTTAACTATAAACGAAGATAGTGGAACTACATTTATACAGCTAGATGGTGGTAATGGCTCAAGAATAGAATTTGGTCAAAGTGGAAGTAGACATTTTTCACTTTTTAGTGATGCTTCAAACTTTACAGAATTTAAAAGAACAACAGACCATCCGCTTGTTTTTGCTGTAAATAGTGCAGAAACTGCAAGATTTACTAGCGGAGCATTACAATTTGCTGCTGGGAAAAATATAACAACTGCTTCTGGAGATTTAACTATAGATTGTCCAGCAGATATTGTTCTTGATGCAGATGGTGGAAATATAGAAATGAAAGATGATGGACTTCATTTTTATTCTATAAGCAGAAGCGGAGATAACGCAATTATTCAAAGTGTTATATCAGATGGAGATGTAATAATACAAGGTAATGATGGTGGTTCAACTATTACTGCTCTTACTATTGATATGTCTGATGCTGGAAGGGCTATGTTTAATGGCTCTATTGATATTGGTGGCACTTCGATTACAAGAACTGGAGATTTAACTTTAGATGGTTCTGGAGATTTAATTTTAGATGCAGGTGGCGATAATATAAAATTTGCTGATTCTGGAACAGAAATAGGACAAATTGATATGGGTTCTCAGAACCTGACATTTAGGTCGCAAATTGATGATAAAGATATAATATTTAGAGGTCAAGATGGTACTTCAGAAATTGTGGCTCTTACGCTAGATATGTCAGAAGCTGGTGCTGCAACCTTTAATAACAACGTCACAGCTTTCTCAGATGAAAGACTTAAAGATAATATTGAAACCCTAGAAAATGGTTTAGGTAAAGTTGAACAACTTAGAGGTGTAACTTATACAAGAGACGATAGAGAAGAAATAGGTGTCATAGCTCAAGAAGTTGAAAAGATTTTACCAGAAATAGTATTAACTGCTGATGATGAAATGGGCACTAAGTCCGTAGACTACAGTAGAATTACTGCAGTATTAATTGAAGCAGTTAAAGAATTATCTGCAAGAGTAAAAGAACTGGAGAATAAATAATGGCAATAAATTATACATGGAATGTAAATACTGTAGATGTTAAAGAAATAAACGGAAATACTGATACTGTTTTTAATGTACATTGGGTTCTTACTGCAACTGATGATACTAACAATGATGCTGAAGGAAATCCACAAACTGCAACAGCTTCTAGTACTGTAGTTTTAGATACTTCAAGTATATCTAATTTTATTCCTTTTGAAGATTTAACTGTAACTAAAGTGCAAGGTTGGGTCGAAAATGCTTTAAATAAACGAGATGATACTAAAGTAGAAATTATAAAAAATGTTCTTGCTTCAGACATAGTAAATAAAATTAATCCACCTTTTCAAACTAAAATTTTAGAAACTAAATAATGGCTTTACAAACTTCAGGTGCTATATCTTTAGACCAAATTCATATTGAAGCTGGTGGCACTACTGGTACTACATGTTCTTTAAATGATACCGACATTAGAAATTTAAATGAAGCATCTGGCAAAACTATTAATAATACTCAAGGAACAACTATAGATTTTGACGACTTTTATGGAGCTACTAATATTCCTAATTTTGATATTTCAATGACTGTTGGCGATTTTACACAAACAGGAACAGGTCCTAACTATGGAACTTTTAGTAGCTCTTTAAGAGGTTATGTCGTAACAAATTTTCATAGTTATAGTGGTTCTACTATTGGAAGTGTTAATAGCGACTCAAACTCAAATTATTTTGGTGGTAATACTATCAAGGCAATATCTTTAAGGTTTGCTTCTGGAGATACTACTCCTACAGGTTTTAATGGATTAAGAACTCAAGTACAAGCAGCTAACGCTTCTATAGCCAATAATGACAATGCATTTAAAACAAAAAGAGTAACAAATTCTACTGGTACTGTTACTACATTAAATAGGTCAGATGCTTCTTATTTTGCTAACTCTGGTGGTACTGATACTTCTTTGCATAACAATATATGGGAATGGGGGTCATCTTATGCTACTTCAGGAACTTTAGGAGGAAACGGTACTACTTGTGCAATTAGATATTCAAGAACTTAAATATGAGTGAAATAAAATTAAAAGAAGAATCTATGGAAGATACCTTAAAAAATAAAGTATCGGGAGCTAGATTAGATGTTGATGAAAATAGTAATCCTTTTTATAGATTAACTATGTATTTAAAAGAACCACATACTAATATTGAATATTATATGGAGTTAAATAAAAACGACAGTAAAGAACTTATAATACAAAAAGAAGATGGAAATTATGTGGAAGAAGAAAATGTTAAATACTTACACCAGATGTGGAGAGTTGATTTAAATTCAACAAGATTACTTAAAGTATGGAAAGAAGGAGAAAAGGGAATAGATATTCCTGAAGAATGGTGGGATGAGGGTGTAACATCAGTTCCTTTTGATACTGCCATGTGGGATGAAGTTTTTGTTGATAAAGAAAAAGTAAAGATAGATTATAATATAACTGTTGTTGGAAATGAAGCTGATAGAGTAACTGAATTAGTAACAAAGATTAAAGAAAAATTTCCAAATGAAAAAGATTTTTATGTAAATGACCATACTATTATTGGTGAATATTTAGATAATCATACAATAAGACCGCCATATAAATCACATAATACAGTTACTCTTTACTATATGTATTATGATAAAACTGAGTATAAAAAATTATTAGAAGAATATAAAGTTCCACATCGAGATTTGTATTCATATAAATTTTGGTATGGTCATAAATATGATATTGATTCAAGTAAAAGATTATTAAAAGTAGTAATACAAGATTCAGATGCAGCAAGTAATTATCAAAAACATCCAGATTCTTTTATTCCTAGACCACAGCTACCAGTTTGTATGGATGCATATTTTGCAAAAATATATTCGGAAGATGGTACAGAAGCAGATGAATATGATGTCTTTTTTTCAACAACATCTGATATAATGCAAGAATATTGTGAAAAAAATAATCTTAAATTTCCTTTGCCGGATAATAGAATACATGACCATGTTTGGGTTTTTGGTCTTGTTTATGATAAAAATACTTTAGAAATAAAACAAACTAAAGCATACGTTAAAGTAGTTCAAAATCCTGAAAACTGGTTTGCTTTTGCTTCAAGTAGATAATGAATTTAGAAAAAGAAATAAAAAAAATTAATAAAAAATTCTATACAAAAATAGAAGAAGAAAAAAAATTTAGAAAAAACTTTAACATAAAATTTTATAATTAATATGGAACTATCATCATACTTAATCTGGAATGCTTTTATAACATTAGTTTTAGCTCCAATACTTTACAACATTCGACAAAATTCTCAGGAGAATAAACGTATTGATATTTTGTTAAATAAAACTAGAGAAGAGATTGCTAGAGACTATGTTACAAAAAATGAGTCCAGAGCAGTTATGAAAGATTTAGTAGATAGGTTAGATAAATTAGATGAAAAGCTTGACAAACTCTTTGAATTAAGGTAAAATAGTAAATGAAAAAGAAATATAAACGAGCAGGAACTACTTCAGAACGTCAAGACTATCGCAAAGGTGGTCAAGTTTCTAAAGACGATAATGTAAGAGAAAAACTATACTATGGTGGTGGTGGTGGCTATGGTGGTCCTACTATCAGTAAACAGATGTCTGATGCTTATGGTGGTAATATTACCATAAGTGTACCAGATGTATTTGGTAATACTCAAACTTATAACGTATCAGGAAAACCTGCAGTTCCTGAAGTTAATATACCAGTCCAATCAACTCCTGCAGCTCAAGCACAAGCAAATACCGGAGAAACAATGTCATTAACGGAAGAACAAAAACAAAATAATAGAAAAGGTTTAGAGACAGCATCATCAGCACAGTTGCCTGAAGCTGCTAAATTACCTAATGCACAGCAAGTATCTCCTGATATTTCTCAACAGGGAACTGTTATGGATACACCTACAACTGTAGGAACAACTCAAATAGCACAAGCTCCACAGGAACAGGCAGCTACGGTAGGAACTATACAAACTGTACCAGCTCCAACAGTTGCACCAGTAGCTACAGTACAGCCTACTCAAGTTGTACAAGCTCCAACAGTAACTGCTGCACAAACAACATTATCAGAAGATGAATTAGCAAAAACTGCAGGAGTAGATAGGATACCCACTATTGATGCTGCTCAAGTAAACATACAAGAAGGAGCGTTAGCTCAAAGAGTAGTAGGTCAATTAAGTCCTCAAGCTATTTCAACTGCAGCTCAAGCAAGTGGTACGACATTATCAAGAGTTACTAGAGCTAAAAAACAATTAAGAGCTGCTGGATTACCTGAACAAACTATTACTGAGTTAGGTGATAATCCAGAAGCATTAGAAGATAGATTAACTGATTTTACTGAAGAACAGAGAGGTGTTATTGAAGGCTTACCAGAAGAAGCATTGATTAGTAATCAAATGGATACTTTATTAAAAGGTATTGAAAATGGCACAATGCCTACATGGGCACAACCTGCAGTAGCAGCAGTAGAACAAATGTTAGCCCAAAGAGGTTTAGAAGCTTCTTCAGTAGGCAGAGATAATTTAATAAACGCTATAATACAATCAGCAGTTCCACTAGCTCAAGCAAATGCTCAAGCTATTCAACAATCAGTAGCTCAAGAGAAAAATTTAATAGCTCAAGAATCTTTAGCTAATGCTCAACTTCGACAACAAACAGCATTACAAAATGCACAGAACGTATTTAGTTTAAACATGGCTCAGTTTAACGCTGACCAGCAAACAGAGTTAGCTAATAGTAAATTTTTACAGACTGTATCTTTGACTAATGCTAGTGCAGAGCAGCAAGGAATTATTCAAAATGCTGTATTACAATCTCAAGCAAATTTAGTAGAAGCCGATGCAAATACAAAATTAGCTATACAAAATTCTAAAGCTTTTTTACAAACAGATATGGCTAATCTTAGTGCTCAACAACAAGTAAATGTATTACAAGCTCAACAAGAGCAGCAAAGAATGTTATCTAATCAAGCTGCTACAAATGCTGCTGCACAATTTAATGCTACTAGTGCAAATCAAACAGAGCAGTTTATGGCTAACTTAGCATCTCAAATAGCACAGTTTAATACTACACAAAGAACTGCAACTGCACAATTTAATGCTAGTCAAGAAAATGCTGCAGCAGCTAGGAATGCTGGAAGAATTGCAGATTCTATTAGATTAAATGCACAACTAGCT